ATATGGTATTACAATTTGAACATTAGTCATATCTCCTGGCTGTATAGAAAACTGTGCGTTGTCGCTAGTTCTTGTGTATACTCTAAATGTGCCTAAAGGTAATGAACTAAAATTTCCGTCACCAAAAACTAGATCAATTGTATCATTAGCTTTTGTTACTACGTTATAGATGTTTCTTTCAGATTTGGCTAATGAATTGTAAATTACATTGTTGCCTTCCAGTGATGGAACCTGTTTCCATTGTTGAGTGATTGCTCCAAATTCATCTAGCTTATACAACCAAACATCTGAGTTATTGATATTTGGAGTATTAATACTTTTAATATAATTTGTCACTGCTGTTTCAACGGTGAAATCTTCAAACTGCATTGAACCTTGTTTGAATAACATAAAGTAACCTGTGTTGTTTGAACTGTCTCCAGAACCATCTGATCTAAAAGTATACGTTAAACCAGTCCCGTTTACTGGCGGAGCTTCAAATATACTTTCTGAGCCATTGATTGATGAAGGCACTATTTCAAAATTTCTTGAACTGCCTCCTATGCTGGCAGAGAAATTAAAAATAGGTAAATCGTTTTGATTTGTGGCAAGTGTATAAGTTTCTGTTGTGATGCCACCAATTGTATCTGACTCTCTTGGCTTTCCAATAAGTTGTCCTGTTTGATTTGCTGAATTTAAAATTGCTGTAAATTGTTCTCTGTAATTGTTGTTTGCTGAGTCATTCCAGATTATTACTTCATTAGATAAGTTTGTACCTGTTGAATCAAAGACATCTTCTGTTGTAGAAAGAGAATCAATTTTTAATAAACCTGTTGCTGGTTGATTTCTTTTGGCATTGTAGCTTATTAATCTCGCCAATCTAAGAATACTATTTCTTCTCTCAGCAGTTTCTAAAAAGTTTTCTCTAGCATTCAAGTCTACTCTAAATGATAGTGCCTGTGCTATGTAGGCAATCAAATCTATTAATGCAACATATTCAGAACTTTCAACAAAATCATTAAAATCATCAGGATAATTTTCCCTCAGGTACGCAACCATTGTTCTACGTAGAGTTTCAAAGTCGTAGCTTTTGAAATCTGCCTGTTGAAATGATTGGTAAATTTTACGCCAATCTTCGGCAACTAATAATCGGTTCTGTCTATCTGTTGTGGCCATACTGTTTGTATGGATATTTATATATTAAATTAAGTGCGTATATTAAGTTAGATTAGCTAAAGTGTTTTCGTCAAAAGCAAATCGTAGCTTTTCAGTGATATCTAACGGAATGTATCGTATTGTAGCCTGTATAGCTATTCCTTTATCTGCTTCAGTAAGCAATATTTCTTCTGTAGCAATACGTGGATCAGCATTTAAGTTCTCTGTGATATCCTCAAGAATTGCTTCTTTAGTGTCCTCCGTAAGTGGTTCAAACAGTGCGTCGTATATGATTGTACCAAACTCAGGATTTTCAACCCTTTCGCCTTTACGTACACTCAAACGGTTTATCAGATCTTGTTTAGCACACTCAAAATCATAAATTTTAAAATTTTGTCTTTCCGCTTTTGATGAAAATCCTTTGAATGTGACACCGTTATTAGTTGTGCCACCGCTACCAGACGATCCACCGCCACTACCGTAAGCCATTAGTGTAATCTCCTAAATTCAACATCAACTTTATTATAATCAACCGCGTAAAAACCTGTGTTTGTCATTTCTGTTGCCCATGGAACTTCTTGTGCCATTACACCTTGATAAGTTCCTTCTATGTTTTTGTATTTAAACGAATAGATATTAATACCCATTGGTGATGTGCCTATTTTTACTATTTGTTCTTTCAACCTTGCATCACTAAAGAATGATTTGAATGCACTCCTAAATCCTCTATTTACAGAGGCCGCCACTTGTGATACTTTACCTTTGAAGGTACCTCTCATGCTTGGTGGTATGCTGTTGCCTGCAGATCTTGTAAAGAAATTCCTTGTGTTCTTAACCACTGATCCTATATTTGAACTGAGATTTGAAATACTGGCACTAGTTAATCTTCCACCTGACACTTTGTTTATTATGAAATTTTGCACATCTGTTTTTGACAAATTAGGCACAACAGATTTCACGTTGTAAATTTTATTATATTTGCTTGTAAACTCGTCTGCCAACGTTTTTGCTTTATCTAGACTTATTTTATTTGGTGAATACTTGGCATATTTTGTTGTTAATTTTTTTAAATCAGCAACATCGGGTGCCGCCGCTTTGAGTGCTCTGTTAACTTTGCTTGCAATCACTTGTGTGTTTTTGACTATGCTCTCCTGTACTGATATTCCAGCAATTCTAGCCTCTCTACGATTAAACAATTTATTTTCTTCTAAAACCCTAATATCTGAATTTGATAATCCAACTTTGTTTTTTAATTTTGTTGCAATATTATTCAATTTACTTCCACTAGACTGCCCAACAATAGGACTTTTTATACCTGGCGGAAAATTATTTTCAGCAATGTATTTTTTTTGATCTGTTAAGAATTGTAAATTTCTAATGTTTTTATCTGGACTTAATCTGTTTTGCTGTGCCATATATTCTAAGGTACCTGGAGTTTGTGACAATCGTTTCCACTCATCTTCGTTTTGCCATTGCGACACATCTTCTTGCACGCCAGATGGCGCTCTTGTAAATGGTTCATGCGTGACAAGATTTGCGATGGTAGTTTTTGTTGATGCTGTGTTAGCTTCTAAACGTTCGTCCTTGCCCACAGTGATATTGACATCATTTTGTGATGTGTCTTCAACTATGCCCATAGCCTCCGGAGTCAACCAACTAGGTCCCCACGATTTTTGTGCCTTGACAGAATTAAAGTGCACCTGAGGTCCTGCTAAATGTATTGCTCCGCCACCTCTACTAGCATTTGCACCTGCACGTTGATTAGGATTCTGCGGTGGCTCTGGAGCCGAGCCAGACCCAATTAATACATTTCCGTTTGTGTATGCAGTAAGACCTTGTAAGGCGTAATCACTTATTACTCCTGCTTGTGAACTATTAAAGATACCTTGTCTCCCCATGTTCATCAAGTAAGCGTCAGCATTGTTGACCACACTGCCTTCTGCTGTAAATTTGATATCATGAGCAGAGTGAAAGTTAATATTACCGTCTGAGTGTAGATCAAAATCTCCACTTGATCTGATATTCAGTCCGTCTTGTGCGTAGATATAAATTTTTCCTTCTGGAGACATTTCTATCCAGCTGTTACCAGAACCGTTGGCCAAATACACAACACCTTCTGTATCATGCATCAACAATTGGTGACCTGATGCTGTTCTAAGTCTTGTTAATTGGTTTTCACCTTCGGCATCTCCGTCGTCCATTACAAAAGTATGCCCAATTCCTCTTGATACAAAATCATTACGTGGTTTGTCTTTCACCCCAACTGGTTGTTCTGTGGTTGAAGTGTCTTTGGGACCAGGTGTGCTAAAGCCAAATACTTGACTTGGTGTTTCTCTACGTGCTGAGCTAGATGTTGTACCACGCACATCGTCGGCACTGAGGCCTTGTTGTGCTAAAACATTTGCCAATGGATGAATTGGCTTGTTAAATTTGTTATAATTACCACCGGGGTCTGCTCCAGTTGATGTTCTATTTAATTCTCCTGAAGGAACATTTGTAGTGCCATATGTTTTTTGTTTGTCCACATCAGAACTGAATTGGCCTGCAGGGCCTCCACTGCTTTTGTCCCACGTTTTTTCGCTGGCCGCAATTCCAGGCACCATGTGATTAGTGACAGGATCTTGCACACAGCCTATCCAAAATCCTTGATCCATTTTACCTTCAGCAAATATCACCAATACTTTGGTTCCTATGTCAGGTGGAACTGCCCAAAATCCATAACTGTGCTGACTGGAAGAATATTTTGTTGAACCTGGAATGTTGTATGAAACATCTTTATTGCCATAAAATGGTGAAAGATATTCACATGTGATTAAATTAGATGCAACAGGATCTGTAGTTTTACTGAGTGCAGGTATATTAACCTGTAATCTGCCCATGAACAACGGATCTCGGTTATTTTTGACAATTGCTATATAAGGTCCTGGGGATTTATTTGCCCAGGAGTCATCATCCCCCGGTGCTTTTGCAGTAGAGGCGTGGCCACCTAAATAATCTTTCATTGACATAATGTTAATTAATTCTCCTTTTAGATTCTAGCATCTCTATCTGGTTCATAATTGTGTCCTTAAATATCAACCTCAATGTCAGTAGAGCTAGGCAATCTTGAATTAAAACGTGAGTGTCTTGACCTGCCTTGATAAGGATCAGATCCTTTAATAATTTTGTCTTTAATTTTTGTTTTTGTTCTATTACCAGATGGTGTAATGGCTCTGTCCTGGTTGTTGAATCTGACCATTTTTAATTCTTGTGTAAATTGTCCTTCGCTAAAACTAGAAGTCACTCTATACACACTATATAGGCCTGAAAACACTGCTTTTTGCTTTTCAGAAATATCATAGGTGCCTTTTCTATCGTTGACATCATCTGGCACAACAAAATTCAATAAGGTAACTGGTTCGGCAACTTCAGCATTGTAGCATTTCAGTTTGGGGTTCCAGATATTTGTTTTGTCATCTCCTGCAAAAAAAGCTTTGTTCTTATCTGTTGAAATGCCTTTAGACTTTTGTGGTTCTGGTGTTGGAGGAATAAATTGACTCTGCCCAATCCAAGCAGGATCTCCAAGAATAGTCATGTCTACTGTAACCATGTCAGCGGCAGGATTTGTAATGTAATCTAAAAATTCGTCCAACTTTGCATCTCCTGGACTGGTTCTGCCTGCATTGGCCCCTTTATTAAGATTAACCTCACTTTTTAAAGGCATGTAATCTTCTGGTCCAGGAACAGTTGCATTATCGGGTGTGCCTGCATCCACTGATTCTGGATTGGGATTTTTATTAAATTCTCTACCACCATCTGGGCCTGCATCTCTTAATTTTGATTGAAAGTAGGCAACCTTATAATCGATATCTAACTCCTGAATATCAATGTTGTCACCTGTAAAAATGTAATTGTATTCTTTTGCAACAAAAGTTGCAAAATTTTTAGCTTGGTGTAGGCCGGCTGAAATCACTTTGTAAGCACTAATGTAATATGGTTCAATTACAATTTTGATTAACTTTTTATTAGTTTGCCGTAGTTTATCAAATTCAGCTGCGATAGGTTCAATCGTGGAGCGTATTGTGAAATATTTAAAATACGCATCTTTTCCTGCATTATAATCTTTTGAATTGCCAGACGCTTGAACTTTTTTTGCCCACTCCTGAAATGTTTTTACTCCAAACTTTGGATGAGCTTTCATTAGTTCTTCTAGTATTTTCATAATACTAGTACTTGAAGTAAATTTAATATAATCTACATCAATGCCTGCTGTTCCTTGTTCAGGAATTCCAGCATCACCTGGCTCAAACATACCTGCCTGAGACAATAATAAAAAGTTAAGTTTTTCATTAGGAAATAAATCTTCATCAATAGTTATTTGATACTGATCAGGAATTTCAATTAAGTTATTGTTTCTGTCATCTTCGTTTTGACTGTTTAGCACCTCTGTTAAATTGGTAACAATCTGGGCCATGGTTCTACTTTTTGAACTTAACTGACCACTAGTTTTTGGATACATGTATACATTGCTAAAAGCAAATTCATTATAAGGTATGGCTATAAGTGTATAATTTGCACCACCTTGATTTACGTTCACTTGCATTCTTATTAGTTTGATAGGAATCACTCGTTTTGTCTGATCCATATCTACTGTTGTTGGTTTGCCGTTTTCGTCAAATCCTTTAAATTCAATTGTAAGCAAATATGGCGCATCCAAATGATCTAAGAAATTATTTTTTGCGCCGGCCGCTTTTATTTTTTCTATTAATGTTAACCCAAATGGCTCTTCCAATTCCATATTAATTCTTGTCACAGGAGTGAACCGTCTCATATCGTTCGGCCCGGGAACTGTTGTAATCTCAACATTTTTAAAAAATATATCATTGCTTTTGTTAAACTCTATTGTTGATTTATAAAGAGCATCTCTGAGATTAGTATCTTCATTTACAATTTTTTTGGTGTTTTCATCTAAACCAAATGTGGCATCGTTTACGTTTGGCGGGCCTTGTCTTACATTTGCCGCGGCACCTATGCCGGTACTTTGGGCAATGATATCATGTGGTTTGCTTTGGAAAAATGTTTTTGTGTTACGTATTTCGCTTTGGCTCAAGGCCGATAAAGTGAACAATGCATTGTAACTTGCAAATTTATGTAGAACGTTTGGCTCAGGATCCCTTGGAATTTCATTTATACTTTCTTTTCTATCTCTAGCGGCATTGTTATAGATAGACGACGTATCTTTGGTGACAGTTTTTTTAAGTGCTTGTTGAGCTATCTCTTGAAAATCTTTGATATTAGGCATTTTACAATCCTAAATCTTTTAGCACATTTTCTTTTTTAGGAAGCTTGATTGTAACTCCAGGTCGGAAATCGTATATAGGATCTTCTATTTGATCATAATTTCTTTGTGCAAAAACCCACCACAGTCTTGGTGTGCCATACAGGTCAAATGCAAGTAGATCCGGTCTATAAGCATATGTTCTTTCAATAGTGTAACTTTGATCATCACCCTCGGCTGTAATTGTTCTTGGATTTAATATATCCAATGAATCGCTTAATTCATCTGTCTCAAAATATGGTGATGTCTGTGAATATTTGGCCATTAAATAAATCCTATCTCGTTATCGCCTTTGCCGTTTAATTCACCTTTCACAAATTTACTCATTGAAAAACGTTTTAATGAATCTCTTGAATATATTGGTTGTGCTAACACAGAAATGTTTGATAGCGTAGGTGCCCAGGTTTGCGATTCCATTGGATCTTGTTGTGTTGTCGCAAATTCTTCTACATGAGGTAATTCATTGTAAATATCATTTTGTTTAGTAGAAATATAATCAACACCTGCTGGCAATTCCACGTTGAATGTTTGCAACACTATAGGAACTTTATTGAACATATGATCACCATATCCAGATAGATGTAGTATTGGTGGCGGAGAACCTTTCAATCCGTCTAAACCTTCATCACTACCAAAAAACATTTTTGTGGCAGTCCTTAAAAAATTTACCACAGCTACGTAATATTTGGCATCTTGTTGATTTTGCACTGGAAATTCTCCAATAATGTTAATGGCATCAACTTGTGAATTTTGATATGCTTGGGCAGGATAATTGTTATGTACTTGTGCCAATGCATTATAATTTGCTGAGTGCTGAAGTACCATAGTAGGAGTAAGTGGCCAGAAAAATCCACGACTATCCTTTAACGGATCTAGTAGTTCATTGTTATCAAAAAAGAAATTTTCCAAAGGTGATCCTTTTGGCACTTGTAGACGCACACGCCAATCTTTATTTGAACTGCGTGAATACCATTTGGCTTTAGTTTTAACCAGTCTGGAATCGCCTTTTATGCCAGCACCTCTCAAACGGTCCAAAGTTTTGTTAATAGCTCCGCCTGCAACTGTTTGAACTGCTTTTGATAATCCGTTTAAAATACCTTTTGCCATATAATTTCCGGTTGTGTTTCCTTATAAAATTTTGTATACTTTATTATATTTATAGGCACAATAATAGGCACACTTTATTCCCCATACGACACGATTCAACAGACCTGTTTGTGGTCACTCTCTTAACATTGAAGGATAATTATGAAACGAGTGAAGTACCTAAACAATCGAGATCTGTTGGCACAAATACACGCCAGTAAAAACACATATTGTTCATACATAGCACCAGAAGATTCGCAGTATGATTTAATTGTTCCTAACCTAAAAAAAATAAATGCCAATGCCATAGCACAGGCAAGAAAAGCTAGAGCAAAAAGACTAACACAAGAAGCATGGGAAGCGGCCAAAGCGGCAGGTGAAAAAAAAATTAAATTAGTTGATTTTACAGTATCGCCAAGAAAAATTGACAAAAGTGAATTAGTGTTTAGAGTAATGACATACGACCATATTCCTATGGATGGCGAAAGAAAGAAAAATCCTAAAAGTGTGGCAGACCATCACAGTAAAGTAAACTTTCCGCCTTTTCAACATTATAGAATTGACAAAAAAGGCAAACTGAGATGTGTGGGTAAATCACATTGGGTTGGTGGTATGAGCAACGGAGCCTTTGCCTGCGAACAAGGTAAAATCACAAACAGTCTTGCTATGATGTTTATGAAGTTGTGTGAGCGTTATGGAACAAGAGCCAATTGGAGAGGTTATACATACAATGACGAAATGCAATCACAGGCATTGATGCAGTTGTCTCAGATTGGATTACAATTTGATGAATCAAAATCAGAAAATCCTTTTGCATATTACACCGCGGCAATAACAAATTCGTTTACTAGAATATTAAACATTGAAAAGAAAAATCAAGCAATTCGAGATGATTTGTTAGAAATGCATGACATGAATCCTAGTTACACAAGACAAGGTGAAAATGAAAGAGCATCACCAATTTACAAAAAACGTATGGAAACTGCACACGGTGATGTAAAATATGTTAACAAGACAGGTATAAAAAAATTAAACAAACAATTCAAAAAAACTGGTAAACTAGATGCCGAAGCATTCGAGGATGTAAATTACAAAAAATTAGAACTTGAACCAGGAAGAAAACCGCCAGTAATACAAAAGAAATGGTAATATATGTTTTTTAAAAAAGTTGCTTGTTTTACAGACATACACTTTGGAATGAAAGGCAACAGTCGTGTACACAATGATGACTGTGAAGCATTCATATATTGGTTTATTGAACAGGCCAAAGCCAACGGCTGTGAAACTTGTATATTTTTAGGCGATTGGCATCACCACAGATCCGCAACCAATGTCTCCACAATGAACTACACAGTATCAAACATGGAAAGACTAGGTGCGGCATTTGAGAAAGTCTATGTAATAATGGGCAATCATGATTTATATTATCGAGAAAAAAGAGAAAT